TTGGTATTGGACGGATAGTTAGTTCTTGACCGGTTACGACTGGTACATTGACTGCATATCCATTAGAAAAATCTAGAAGTGTTCCATCTACCTCTATACCATCTTCACCACCACCAACGTTTTCTATTCTCAATAAAGTAGGTTGTCCTGATGATATAGCCTGACGAGCAAACACTTCTTTACCTCTATACGATTCGGGTAGAGGTGAGTCAAATGTTATGGTGCCATTACTAACGTATGTTCCCATACCAAGACCAAGCTCTCCAATTGTAATTATAGATTTGGTCGCTGAGAAATCAAAATAATCTATTGATACTAAAATACTATTGGTGTTATAATACACACCAGGAGTTCCAAGATTTAATAATTCTGAAGTATTTTCTAAATTAAATGTTGCTACTAGCCCATCTAAACTTATCGTAGCGGTAGCATTGGGATCTGGAAATATACACGTTCCATCCTCAAATGTTGCATCTGGATTATAGTTAGTAGCTGTAGGAGCTAAGCAGCCTCCCAAATTCAATGGAGGAGGTGGACTATTGGACGTAGTTGAGCCCTGTGTTGTAGTAGGGTTGAATGGTGATGTTACCCCAGTAACCGTATCTACTGCAACTGCTGTATCAGCTAGCTCATCTGGTTCCTCTCCTATCTTATATCCAAGACCTCGTAAGAGTTCAGAACGACCTATCACTTCTACTTTTAGTTTAGACCCCTTATTGCTATCACTAGTATACGAATCAGGATCACATACGTATGTGTTACTATTATCTTCCGTTGGAATTCTTTCTGAACATTTCCACTTCCAGTAATCCGGATCAACCGTCGGTACTGAATGGTCTTCAACTCTTGCGGGATCATAATTTGCTACTACAAGAAACCACTCATTTAATTTGACTGGTATGGTGGTATATGGTAACAACCACTTCTCTGAGTCCCAACCCATTGCTGGTAGGTATGCATCCTGCAAACCCTGTTCTTGATAATCCCTAACGGGTTGATTATTTTCAAAGTCATATAACGCCGCCGCAAATTCTTCAGGATTAGATTTTTTAAAATTTAAACCTGAGTTGTTATTCTGTCCAGAGTAATGTCCATGTTGCGAATCTCTAAGAAGATTGTTGTCGTCCCTGACAAGTAGTCTTACAAATCTTGCTCTTGTTTCATCGCCGGGAAATAAGTTCATACCCCTATCATAAGATTCCTCACCAAAGGTCTTTCCGTTTCCTGTACTGGCTAATTCATCTCGACCCAGTGTATAGGTTTCTAATCTAAAGCCGTATGGTGAGTTATTTCTAATTGGATTACCAAAGTTAAATAGTGTACCAGATGATACTTTATCTAAAAATTTTACCCACATTGATATTGTAAATCCATCACGTCTCCATACAGGATCGCTTGGATTGTTTCCTATCAATCCTACATCATTACCAGTTTGGCTTCGTACTACTATACCCTGATTGAGATTTCTTATTTGTAAATATCCTTGAGATGTAGATTCATATTCAGGTCTAGTATCCTCCACACTGATACTGGGCTGACTCTGTGGAAAGAAATTACTCACTATATCATTACTCAGCCACTCAAGAGACTTGTCGGCATTGTCTCCATCTTCACTGGATTGTTGCCATGTAATGTATTTGTTTTCTTCTGCAGCTTGATTTGTTGTATTTGATATATCGTATAGCGAGCTGTAGTTGTTTGATTCATTAGGATCAATTGTATCTGTTACACCATCTTCGTCTGCATCTATAACAGCCCCAGTATCTATGGGTACTACTGGTGGTCGTAGTTGTTGATACTCTGCAAAGAAATTATTTATTCTTTCTTGACGACTTGTAGTGGGAGGTAATAATTCAAATATAGTATCATCTAATACCGTCCTAGCTTTGTCGGGATCTATAGGTCTAAATGTTTCCTGAATGTCAATAAATTGGTTCAAGTGGGATGATATAGCCTGTACGTCTATTTCTAGAGTACTTTGTGATAGACCAAAAATAATTCTTATGAAGGTACCACCACCCTCTTGGTCTGACTTATCAAAAAATTCAAATCTTAATGATTGTGGATCAACAACTGCAGTCGTGGTGTTTGGATTGGCCCCATTAGGATACATTCTGTCGTATATCTGCTGCACCACATCTCGTGATTCATCCAAGTTACTTTTGTATTCTGATTGATACAGCAATAGTTTATCCGTGGACTCTCTACCTCGTTGTATAGTTCCTGCTTTCACCGTCTTCTGTAGACTTGATAAATTTGTAGTTTGTGTGAGAGTTTTTATTTCTTCAGCATGCTCTACTAGTAAGTTGGATAGTGTCCCAGCTATGTTTTCTTTTTCTCTTGCAATACCAGCGGCAAATTCTTGATCTATATACGAACAAGTACCATTATCTCTGTTTGCCGAGTTGTTAAAATTTAAAGCATTTCTATCTGTACAGCCTTGTATTAGTGGAGTGTTGGCTCCACAGTCTCCATCTCGTTGAAAATTAGCAAATGGATTAAATTCTAGCACATCAACATTTGTACACCCAAACACTACAGCTTGGGAACAAGACCCATCATCATAATCAGCTACGTAACCTTGAGTGTAGAATTCTAAGAAAGCATTGTTGGTGCACCCTGGATTAAAGTAGCAGGAACCATCATCTATACAGGATATAATACTTAATTTCATAAGTTGTAGCTACCTCCTTGAGTTGCAGTTGCTGCTCGTCCTAGATTCCTTGCTGTTCGTCTTGAATCCTTTTGTCCTTGTCTCGACTCCCTTACACTTTTAAGATTTTCAACAAATGATCCGGCTCCTTGAGTTGAAGCTGGCATAATGTTTATAACCAATATAGGTGCTTGTGTTGTAGGATCCTCTCCTACCTCTTGTAAGTTGAATACGCGTTGTTTATTTTGTAAGTTAGAATCTGTCATTTCTACAAAGTTGTTAAGTAAATAATTAAATCTTTCAGTACCCGACATGTTAGATATCAAGGATAAAGTAGCAAAATTTCCATTAGTTGCTAATAGACGTACTTTACTGAGTGATCCATCTGAGTGTCTCGATAACACTTCATATCCATCTGATGAGATCTGAGATATTAGATCTGTATTGGTACATGTGTTATTAACGGCATCTTGTTGAAAACAACCATAATCAAAATATTTACACGTTCCGTCAGACTCATTTGCACCAACGATAGTATATAAGCCACTGTTATTTAGTTGAGCTGAATAATCTCCCGAAAAGTTGTACGCTATTGGGTCCATACATCCAGGAATTGTAAACACACACGAGCCATCTTCAAATGTGGAATTTGGGCTGTAATTGTCTGCTCTGGGATCTAGGCATCCGGGCGTAGGTAGTGCTTCTCCAACACCACCAATAAAACCTCCACCCAAACTTTGAATTGTAGATGGTGGTGCATCCGGTATAGTTATTGTGATTGGGGGAGTGCTTGGTTGAGTAGTTGTCGTCCTCACAGGATTCAACCCCAATAGGTTTTTTTGATCACTTGATCGCTTTGTTATCTCTGATATCAATTGAGGCTTAGACAAATCCTTTACTTGTATTGGTTCGTTTATCCTCATTGGAGGTTTTACCACCTGGACAGGTTCTGGTTCAATTGGTAGTCCTTCATCATCTAAACTTTGATCGACAACTTCATTAATAGTTGACACGATTGGTTCAGTTGGAGGTACTACTGTAGTGGGTGTGATTGTCATAGGTGCAGTGGGTGGAGCCTCTATTTCACCACTACTTAAATCTACAAGAGGAGGTACATATGGATCATACTCCATCTCTAGATAGTCTTCTAAAGCTAACTGATCTCTTGCACGTTGATTCTCAAGAGCTAGTTTTCTATCCTCCTGCATAGCTTTGAAATCAGGATCTTGTTTTCTATCCCGGTTTTTTTGACCGGTCACAAAACCTCTTCCAAATGATTCAGCCATTATTTACTCCTACTGACGTACAATGAATTCAAACCCATCATCATAGATCACTTCTTGATTATCATCAAAATTTAATTTGTATTGTATCTTATATTTTCTGTTGGGATAAAAACCATTCATCCATTGAATAAAATAAGTTCCCGTATCGTCACAACTCATTGATGTGTATGGACTAAAAGGAACCACTGTTTCATTTGTTGCTACATCAACAATGCTATATGATCCACTACCCTCTGGTATGAATGATCCAGTCAAAGTCTGTACTGAAGTTGTAAAAGTTTTTTGTATATGTCTCTGTCGAGCTTGAACCCTAAACTTTACTCTCTCGGTCTCTCTATATGATTCTCTGAGACCTTTCATTGTTACAATCATATCATTTAGACCACTCATAGTAACTGGTAATAAACTACCTGTATTTGAACCCGTAGCTGGCAAGTGATCGTCCCACTGAACTTCCAATACTGGAGCATAGATGGTATTAGTTTGACCACTAAAAAATTTAAGATCACCGGTTGTTATAGTTCCATCAGTTAGTGCACCTTGTTCGTGACTGCCACTAAACTTTACTAAAAATCCATTATTATTAGAACCTTCTAACCACCTATTCACGATATCAGTAACATCCATATCGACATCGGGTGATGCATACGTAAATGACTGTGAAGCTTCATAACCACTTCCCGTGTAAAAATATACTCCATGTCTTGCTAACCCATCATCATGTGACCATGTTACTGCAGAAGCCCCTGCAAAATGAGAACGATTTTCCCAACTACATCCGGTAGTTGTCTTGGGTGAATCGGATGTTCTACCAATACCTTCATCCCATGAGGATGATATTGGATATGCTCCTAGAGAATAATTTGTAGATACGTCGGTTGTGCCATTAGCTTCAAATAACCTTAATTTAAATTTAGGTGAAGTAATTGTTTTGTTTACTATGGACTGACTAATCTCAGAAAAGTCTGGACCTTGAAAGTTTACTAAAACTCTAGTTTGGTACTCAAAGTCGTTATTAAAATATACCTTCTTGAGTTCTAATATTTCATCTTGACCAAAATTTTGATCTTTAAACGATTCTCCCGTAATCAAATTAGAGCCACTATTTACATATGTATCTGCTGTTGAAAAAATTCTATAATGCATTATCTAACAGCTCCTTTTATGTTTTGTTCCGGATCTTTTAATTCAAAAATAGAGGGTGTTGCTGATGGTTGGATTACCCCTTGATTAAGTGATTGCTCAAAGTCAAATTTATATCCATAATTAGTTAGACCTGTAGATTCATCTACCTGCCATGAATTGTTTACATGGTGATACGTATATAGAGGTCCAAACGTACTCACAGATACTCCAGGTTGTAATTCATAATTAGGAGCTTGTGATATACAGACATAATTTACTGAATATACTCCATCTATGTTCATGAGTTCATATTCTAACTTACTAACGTAAATAGGTTGTCTAAATTGCATTTTATCTACTTGAAAATAATTTCTAATTTTATCTATGCACTTTAGTTTTATTTCTGCCTTATTGGCGTTTCTGTGAGCTACTACGTCAAAATAAACACCAAAATTTACAATGTACCCACCTCCAGATTCTCTAGTAAGTCTTAAAACTATTTCATCAGTAAGCATGCGAAACTCGTTTAAATAATTTTTAAGATTTACTCCTATTGGATCTGCTGGTGTTTCTGTTAAATTTTTATTTCTATCATAACTAAGCGTGTATACCTCAATGGTGGGTATAACGCCATTTTGAATAACTTCTAATGCATTTTGAACTTTTTGATAAAAGTCGTTAAAGTTTTCTCTTTCCGGAGGTGCACCAACATCATATTTAGCTTGTATGCCTATTTCAGCATCTTGTACAATTTTTATAAGTTGTGATGTATTTCCAGAACTTCTCTCCACATACACTTTAGCAAGATTACCAAACTTAGCTGGCATCCCTAATATTCTAGCTTCATAGTCACTCTTAGTAACACATCTGTTCTGTGTGGTAAAAAATGCAGCAGCTCGCTCTCGTATCTCTTGTAAAGTTTCCTCTGCAGCACCACCCCTAGCTGGTTCTGGATTTGTAACGGATAACGTAGCTGATGTTAAGCTGGGACTGCCTGGAGCCCCTACTTTATTTAACACTACGGATAAGTCATTGGCTACTACATTTGAATTCAATCCTCCACCTACTCTATACTTTATTGTAAGCTCAGTATGAGATGGAGTTTCACCTAACGTACTGAATTCGTCTCCTAACAGTGGATCAATACCTGCTTGAATGCTCTGTACTTGACCCGGTACCGTAATTCCTGCTTGATCAGATTGTATAAAACCACTTTGTATTGTTTTACCAGAACGTAGTATTCCGTTTCCAAATACCACACTCGTAGTTCCTTCAAAGTCATTCTCTACTACAAACCGTTTAGAAGTTCTTATAAATTCCAAGGTGTATGGAACGGGAACCGTATTCACGTCCTGTCCATTTTCTAAAGACGTATAAGCATCACTTCTATTAGGATTAGATGTATAATGAGTCTCAATGGGTACTCTATCTTGTGCTAAAAAATCTACTTGGTGGTACTTGTTTCCATTACTATCACGTACTGAAATAATCTGTACGACATTTTTTTCAGGTAGGTTTAGTTTTAAAAATTTAACTGGAGCTCCTACTGGAAAACTTTTAGATTTTGTCTCAGCACTAATAGCAGTAACTGATCTCTTGAGATCATATCCAGTAGCTATACCCTCATCATTAAAATCACTTTGTATGGGAAGTGGATCGGATGATGAACTTACTGAGAAATCTATCACATCCAATGATTCAAACTTTACAGTTGAAGATAGTGATGATTGTACCTGCATACCAGGTTCAATAGATACTGCCTCGCTGTAATCAGGAAATGCTCCATCTCCCAAAGAACCAACAGTTTGTGTTACTTCCAATACAGCATAAGCTGGTACGGAAGTTTTTGTAGTATATCCTAACATCTTGGCTAGCGTCACTACATTACGTCTCTCTTCAGCCAAAGGTAACATCATTTCTTTATATTGTTGATCCATATAGAAAGACAATACATCACCAACATATGCAGACATTTCTAGAAGCATCATACCAGGTGAGGTTTCATTAAAATCTCTATAGGTATCGGGAAAATAAGACTTGGCGTATTGAATCAAGGAACTCTTTATTGTATTGAAGTCTTTGTTAATGTAATTTACATTAGTTTCTTTGAAGTCTTGATCCGTATATGGCACCTTAGTCTCCTAGTGTTACAGTTACAGATTCCAATGAATTGGGATCCTTTGTTATGTTAAAAAGTACAGTCACTTTCATGGTGTTTCTAGAACCCACACTATCAGGTAGCATTTGAACCTTCAAATCCTTCACTTCAACAAAAGGAAGATATTGTTCAAAAGTATCAATAATATCGTTCTCTATAGCAATTTTAGTTTCATCATTAACTTGTTCAAATAAATATTTTTTTAAACCCATTCCAAGTTGAGGTTGCATTAATCTCTCACCCTTATCCGTAGATAATAATAACTTAATATTATTTTTTACAGCTTGTATAGTGGTCTTAGTTGATTCAAAATATCCCTCAATACCTTCACTTCTCTTTAGAGGATATTCTAAACCAATGAAAATATTTTCCGTTCTATCTTCTATCAGCGGCTGTATTGTGAGATCTCTTCTTGCCATTATGTTGCCTTATTAATAGTACTTTTATCTGGATTAAGTTTTACTTCAGCATTTCTACTATACTGATTAGTTCTATCATAAATAGGGTCCTTTAGCTGAACTTTTGCCGAAGCTGCTTTACCAAGATAAGCCTTTCCTTTTGCTTCTACATTCATACCATTCTTAAATACTGTGTTTCTTTTTATCTTGCCAGTAGGAGGTAAAGCGGGTAGCTTGAGATTTATAAGAGGTGATGGGGGTGCAACAGCTGGTCCTATCGTACCTGGATGTCCCACACCGGTTAAATCTATATCTACATCCTTTAAAAATTTTATTTCATCTACTATTACA